GTAGCCAATGGTAGGTATTTTTGCAGGACACAAGTACGGTTTTAAACTCAATCCCTCAAATTCACAAATTAATAAATATCCATTGTTATTTAGTTTCATCTTATTGAAAATATTTTAAATAATAGAGTAATTAAAGCACCGAATATAATTACAAAAGCAACTTTAAACTGATTTACATAAACAGAAATCTCATTTTTAAAAATCTCTAATTTTTCAACTCGTTCATCAGTTTCTTTCATTTGTGAAACCATACCTTTAAAGTTATTAAATTCACTTCCTAATAAAGCTTGTTTAATTTCTTTTATATCTTTACTTAATTGCTCTAAATTATCCATTATTTTCTTAGTCTTTCTACTATGTTTGTAATTCCTTCTATACCTATGTAGGCCGTTGCAATAACTACCCAATCAGATGAAGTTAAAGTTCCGCTAAATAAACCCGCACAAGCTATTAGAAATACTAATAACTTGCGAGAAATCCATTTACTTAATATTATATCAAATTGCTCTTTACTCATCCGAATATTATATCACTATTGAACATCATAACCCATTTGCTCGAAAGCCATTTTAGAGTACAATTCAGCACTTGTCAAATCTTGTGCTTGTCCTTCTACTAATTCAACTGAAAAACTACCTTGTTGAACATCGGTAAAGATTGCTCCTGTACCTTCATCATAAGCCGATTTACTTGCATAAGTTGTAGCTGCTATTTCTAACGTTGTTCCGTTAGCTCTTGCTCCAAATTCTACACGAACGTACACGCTTGGTAATTCAATCTCTGTTCCTTTAATCAAAATTTTTTTGCTACTTGTAGCACTAACTAATAATCCCATAATTTATTTATATTGATGTTATTGTTTCCCAACTTGCTGCACCTCTTACACATAATTTTCCTAATGTAGTATCATAAACTACTAAACCACTTGCAGGAGTTGCTATTGCATTTTTTTGTGTGCTTGTCATTCTTGGAGGAAGGAAACCTTTTGTTGTTGAAGTGACATCCAATATAGCCGATGCTAAATTGGTAGGTTGTTGCGCATAAGTTAGATTGTATCCAATTTGTATCTGCATATTTGCTTCGTTTCCTCCATTAAAAGAAGTTAAAGAATATAACCCTCTATTTTGTAATTGTAAAAAAGAACCTCCAGCAGAAACAAAACCATTATTTCCTGTAACTCCATTAAACGAAAATTTACTACCTGTTGGAATACCCATATTTCCAATTCCATCTACATCTAATAAATTAGCAGTATCAGCACTATTTCTAACTCGTAAAGCTATATCAGTTGATAATGCTCCAGGTGCTTTGATTTGAAGTTTACCACCGTTGTCTGTTGTTGTTCCAATTAATATGTTACCACTTGAATTAATACGCATTCTTTCAGAAGGTTGAGTATCTGTAGTAACGTTTCTTGTTCCAAAAATTAAATCTCCAAATGTACTACTTGAAGTACTTATTTCTTGATAGCCTATATAAGCAGGATAATGTGTTCTTGGATATAAATGATATCCAAAACCAATTAATCTAAATGAATTTAACGCATATTCATTTTGACCTAATCCTAAATAATATGCTCCATCAATAGAAGTTGAAGCTGTATTTTGTGAAAATTTATATAAAGATAAAACTGAGCCAATAGAATTTACACCTCCATAAATTCTTGTTGAAATATTATTAACATTAGTAAATGCTGCATTTGTAAAAGTAGGTGTAATATCTAATCCAACTAACACATCACTATTTGCAGAAGCTACTAAAGTTGGTGTAAAATTTGAACCTCTTGCTATTGCTGCTGAAGCAGTTGTAGAACCTGAAATATGTAAACTTGCATTTGGCGTAATTGTTCCAATACCTAATCTATTATTCGTATTATCCCAAAAGAAGTTACTATTTTTTTGTGCTATTGTCGTACCATTCGAGAATAAAACTGAACCTGATGTTAATGAAGGTAATTGAAAAGGTGTATAGCCTAAAATTGTAGATATTGTTTTAGGTTTCCATAATAGTGTTGGTGTGTCATAAGTTAAAACCTCGTTATTATTTGGAGCAATAGCACTAACATTATGCAATTCTTCTAATTCATAACCGTTATCTACTTTAACAAAAATTTTACCTTGATTTATATGTGCATATTCTACAAAACCAACTATTACTGTGTGAATAGGTGCAATAGGTTTTATATTGGTACATCTACCAGCTACAGTACCGCTTAAATATAATACATCACCATCTACCCAAGTTTCACCTTGTAGACTTCCCGTTGTGTTTATTTGCTGTACTTGTCCGCTTGTAGTAATAAAACCCTCTTGATTGTTTAATATATTCTCAGTAACTAATCCTAAAGTTGTAGTACTATTTAAATCATTATTCGCTAAAGCTAAATCTACTTTTGGTCGTTGTCCTTGTGCTCCTGTAACTCTTACAATTTGATAATTACTCTCTAATAAAGTTATATTTGTAGCTGTTTTATTCACTACTCTTGCAACTGTTTCTTGTCCAATTTGTAAAGTTACCGCACCGCCTTTTAATTTTAAATCTAAAGTTCCAGCTGTATCATTCCAAAACATTGAACCAACTGCTGTAGGTGTATTTGTCGGTGTTAAATCAAATTCAATATTCCCTAATTGAACTCCAAACTCTCCTAAATTTACATCCTCAGTTGCTCCAACATAAGGAACAAAACCCGTAACTGCAGGAATATCCTCCAAAGTGATAAATGGATGTACTCCATCTTCACCATCATTAATTAATTGTGAAGTATTAGTGATAGTTGAACCTGAAATACTATTAATATTAACAGTTGTTAAATTAGGTGTAACATCAATATTTACAGTTTCAGTAGTACCTGTAATATTTACATCAATTACTTCAGTAGTTATAGCTGGATTAACAACTATATTTTCAATAGTTTCATTAACTGTAATGTTTATATTATCCATACTATCTTGTTATATCACATTTTACAATAAAATCACCTGATACCCAAGTTTTAACATCACCATTAGCAAATGTTATTTCAATATCATAAATATAATTAAATTCAGGTATATTTATAATTTGTTTGTTTATCTTAAATAAACCACCTGCTGCATTTAAAATAGTTAAACCAGCAGAAGCTACAGTAGTAAAAGATAAAATAGGAATTCCACCACATTCTTTTTTTAATTGCATTTTAATTACTGCACCTGTTAAATCTAAAGCTACAGTATTTTTAACTAAAGCAAAATTAACTAATTCAAATGTATCTCCTTTTATATGTGAAAAATTTAAACTCATATTTTCTTTTCTAATTTATTTAAAAAAACTTCTAATTTTTTTACGTTTACCTCTTTTGGTTTATATGTTTCTTTTATAGAACCCATCCTGTGAAATTTGTGTCTTTATCCGGATATACATCAGCATTTGAATTTAGATTGTATTCAGGAAATAACTGTTGGTTAAAAGTCATAAAGTCAATAAATCTATTTGTATAGCTTTGAGCAGTGTCCATTGATTTTGCAATTAATGAATCTATTTCTGCTTTGTCTACAGTTGTACTATTTTCAGAATTATGTTTAAATACTCCTTTTTCAGTTATTTTAATAGATGAATAAGGCAAGAATTCTACCATTGTCCAATGTATTACCATCATCTTAATATAATCGCTTAAAAGCGTTGTATATGGACTTGCTAATGTACCTGCTACAATTCCATCATTTATTTTATTATATAACTTAGTACCTAAATAATTCTGAATATGAACTTGTTGTGCTTGAAAGATATATTGCGTATATGTATCAGGGTCAACATTTCCATTTAAAAATGTATTCTTTACTAAATCATTTGTGCTTATGAATAATGCTTTTGCCATTTATTTTACGTCTTTAGGTAAGTTTTTATTATTAGGATGAAAACCTTTTAAAGGCATATCATTAGGCATCATTGCAACTTCTTTAGGATTCCTAACTCTATAACCATATTTTTCTGCTTTTGCTACTGATATAGTTTTAGCATTTGGGTTATTTACATCAATTTTAACACCTTCCATATTTACAAAAGTTTTTCTTGTGAACTTATGATGGCATCTTGGACCGCCTTTATAAAGAAAACAATTATAAGATTGTCCATTGTGTCCAAAACCAGGATTTACAATTTTAGTATCTACATTTTCTAAATCTTCTTTTCTATAAACCCTTCCATTCTCACTTGCTCTCATCATCTTTACGCAAAATTCTCTATCAGAACTTGCACTTGAATTACCATCGTAAGTATATCTTGTGATAAATTTAAAACTATCTATTTCTTTATCTTGTTCAGATTTAGAATTTGGTCTACCTGTTACAGTAGTTGCAAAATCATATATCTTAGATAGTATATTTTTTTTATTTAAATTTTCAATTTCTGCATCTAATTCTTTTTCAGTATCATAATCAACTTCTGTTGAATCAACACAAACCCAATTATCAGATAATACTTCACCTTTAGAAAAAAGAAATTCATCTAATTCAATATTTTCAGAACTCATTTTAACACCAGTTTCTTCTTCTGTAGTTTCAGCATTCATACCTGAAATATCAACAAATTCTAAAGGTTGTATTGTTTTAAAATAAAGTTTTAATGATATACTATTTATTGCTAAAATCTCGTCTAAAGCATCAATAATTTCAAGTTGGTAAGGTTTAATTACTATGTTATCAAATAATAGCGTAGCAGTCTTTATTTCATCTGCATTGTTACCTAATCCACCATCACCTGTTCTAATTCCTAATAACATTGGTGAAGTAACTCTATGTCCTACAATTAACTTATCAAAACATTCTTTAGATAAATATTCGTAATGTGCTGGAGCATCATTTAAAGGTAAATCTTCAACTGTAGTTTTTGATTCAGCATTAGCATTAAAAGCAACAATAACTTTTTCACCTCTTGCACCTGTTAATTTACCAAGTACATCACGTTTCATTTTTTCCCTCATTTCTTCTGAAGGAATACCATTATTGAAATTGATTACTTTAGTTCCACTAAATCCATTTTGACAATCATTAATTTGATAGTCTGCTATGTTTTCTTCAAGCAAAGCATAAGGTAAAGCACCACTATAATCAATTGGACTATAAGAATAAAATCCACTAACATATGGTTTTATAATATAAAGTTCAACTTCATTACCATTACCAAATCCAAAAGAAGGGATCTTCTTAGGTTCTTCACTTGGTTTCTTTTTTGTCCAATCAGGGAAATAATACCAGTTTTCTATTTGTCCTTTATCATTGCATTTTTCTGCTCTTAATGTATGCATAGGAAAATGAAGTACTTGCTTTACTTGTTTCTTTTCCATTACAACTTGCATAGCAGCCATTCCTAAAAGTTTTCTTTCTAAAGCTATTTTCTTTAAATCAGAATCCTTTACAATAGATTTCATCTGTGCATATTCATTAGGCTTTTTATTAGAATCTAAAGCATCTAATCCTTTACCATAAATCATATTAGCAATACCTGTAATAATAGCACCATTTGTAGCACTATATAAATATCTATCAATTAAATATTGAAAGTAATTATTATCACTTCCGTATTCAATATAATTATTTCTTTTGTTTTCTTGTATTACAGGACTTGTATAAGCACTTAAATTAACAATGGATATATTACTCATATATTTTAAATTCGTTTGTTGTAACGTTTGCTACATATTCATTTTTATTAACTGTAAAATCTTCTATAACTTGATTTGTACAGAATATTTTATCTTTATAAACTATGTTAGAATCATTCTTAATAGTCAAATTATAATATGTATTTTCTTTTAAATCAAAAACTTCTACAGCAGTTAAATAATAATCAAATAAATAAAAATTTGCTTCTATTGTAGTTTCTATATTAGTAACTTCATTTCTTAAAACAATAGTTGTAGCACTTAATTCACGTGGAATAAATGATATAGTTTGTGGTTCTATTTGTTGTCTTAAAATTATCATATAATATTTTTTATATTAATAAATTAAAATAGGAATTGTTTTAAAACAAAAAAGGCATACTAATTAAAGTACACCTTTTTAAAAAAAACAAATAATAAAATTATGCTACAGTACCTTCAACAATAGAAGCTAAAATACCAGTAGTTAATGGTCCAGTTACAAAGTTTGCAGCAACTGGCTCCATTCCTTGAAATTCCATTTTATATCCACTCATATCTGCCATAGCAGCACCATTCGAAATAGTAGCAGTTACTAAATCCATTCCTTTTGTTAAACCAGCTAAAAAGAAGTTGCCATTGTTATCTTCAATTATAACTTGTGGTCTACCATAAGAAAGTAATTTCAATTGTTTATGGTCAGCAATAGTTAATTTAGCTAAACTTAAACTTAATTTTTGGTCTACAAATGTAGTCCCATTTTCCCTTGAACTTGTTACAGTTTGTTCAAAAGTAGAAGTTCCCTTCAATTCATATTTATAACCTACAGGTGTACCACCTAAAGCAGTTATAACATCTTCCATTCCTGCTGTTGCAGAATAAGTAACAGTTGTTGCATCACCCCAGTTAATGAAGTATGCAGCTCTAAGGCCTCCAATGCTATTTTTGCATTGTTCAGCACGTCCCAACGAAATATCACAAGGCATAGTTTTGTATTTTAAAGTTAATAAAAAAGGGTAAGTAATATTACCTACCCTTTATTTAGTATGCTTCTAATTATTAGTTAGCAGCGTTAGTGATTCCGTAAGTTACAATGTCTTCAACAATTCCGTATTGAACACCAGCAGTAAATCTCATAATTACTCTTACATTTTCAGAACCATCAATATCAGCCATATCTAAAACTTTAACTTCATTTGAATCAGCTAATAAACCTGTTCCAAAAAATAAGTTAGATTTCAAAGTAGCAATAGCTGTATTAGCAGTCAATCCATTAGCAACAAAGATTTTAACACCATCAAAAGAAAGTGAACCATTGTTAAACCATTGTGTACCTTGTGAGTTAGTACCATTAGCACCTAATCCACTTGCACCAAATCCACCTAAAGCACGAACATAAGCACGTGCAATGTTTTGAGAAATATACAAATACAAATCTTCTTTTCCGTACAATGAAGCAGGAATAGCATCTACAATTTTACCTAATTCAGCAACAACATTAGCAGCAGTAACAGTAGTTCCAGCAACTTCTTGTGCAGTAGGTAAAGCAGCATCTAAAGAAAGCAATGTAGCAAATCCATTGAATTCACCAGCATTAGCAGTAACACCTTTCCAAATGTTTTGTTCAGTTTTTTCAGCAACTTTAGCAGCAACGTGTCCTAAAAGGAAATCAGCAAAAGCAGGTGGCAAGTTATCAAATGCAGAATAACCCATTTGTACTGCTTCCCAATCCGATTTAAACGATTTTTTACACAATTCCAAATTTACCTGAAATTCCTCAGGTTGTAAAATTTTCTCTGTTAATGTAACAGTAGAAGTTGCAGTAAAATCACAAGTAGCATCTTTAACAATTGCATCAGTAGCAATCTTTTTCAATACTTCTTTGTATTTTACATTTGGTTTAACTTCAATACCGCCATTAGCGATAGTTGAACCTGAAAGTAATGCAGCAGAAATATATTTTCCTGCAAATTCTCCACTATACGTGGTCGTAATTGAAACACTTGTAGCCATAATTTATTTAATTAAAAAGTTTTGCCATAACTATATCTTGTGTAGTCATTTGGCGATTAGTTGATATTTTATTTAGTTTAACTTCATTCTTAACTTCAGGACTATGTGTTAATGGTTCAACAACAACTTCTGAACTTAATTCTGATTTTACTGATTTTAATTCAGCAATTTCAGTTCTTAGTTTTTCAATTTCAGCAAAGAACATTTCTTTAGAAACTGATTCAACAATTCTTTTAGGTGTAGCAACTGTTTCCGCTTGTGCTTCAACTTCTACTTCAACTTCTGCTTCAGGTGCTTCTACTTCAGCAACTGCTTCTTTAATTTCAGCAATAATACCTTCAATAGCTACCACTAAAACCATTCCATCTTCAAGTTCATATTCTCCAACTGGCATTGGAATACGTTCTTCACCATTAACAATAAAGATTGGCATTTCAGGTTCAAAAGCATCTGCTTCTAAAACAGTAACTCCATCTTTAAGTTTCATTTGAGCAAGTTTTACATCCATACCCAAAAGAGTTTTGATTTCATTAATTACATTCATATTTATACAGTTTTAATTTTTGTTGCTTTAGCAAGTAATTCGTTTGCTTGTTGCAATTTTAATTCAAAAGTCTTAGAATCTAAACCTAAAAATTTAGCTTTATCAACTCCATCTTTTGCATCCATACTTGCTCTTTTTAAAGAATTTTCTGCTAATCCACCTTTTGTTATTGAATCAGTTAATAATTTAGTTCCATTGTCAATATTTTTTTGAATATCATCAATTAAACCTAATTCAATTTTTTCGCTTTTTAATTCTGTTTTTCCAAACAAAGCATTGTTTACTAATTTTTCAGTTGTCATATTATTTTTTTTATATTAATTAATGTTATTTATATTTGTTATAAATTAGTTATGTGTGATAGTTCTACTTCCATCTACATTAGTTACAATTGTAGTAGCTTGTCCTACTAAACTTCCTATTCCTTGTTCAGATAACTCACCTGTACAACATTTAGAATTGTATGTTCCATCTTTACATACGCAACCTCTTTTACCACCTTTTGGTGAACTTGTTTTTTGACTCATAATTTTATTTATTAATTTCAGCATTATTTATTATTGATTTTATTTTATCTATTAATTCTTGCTCTTTAGCAATTTCTAAACTCATTTCTAATTTGTCTGAAAAATATCCTTCGATCGAAAAGCCTTTAACCTTTCCTGTCTTTACAAAATCATTCCAAATAGCATCATTGTTTACTTTCATAGATACCATCCAAGTGCCTACAGGAGCATTTAAACCATACTTTTTAGACTTATCCATTTCAGTATCTTCAACAATCCAAGATTCAACTACAGACAAATCTTTTAATTTTTTATCGTGTTCTAAAGTTGTATTATTTTGATTTGAATTCATAAGAAATAATTCACTTGCTTTTCGTACTGTATCATCTGAAAAGAAAATATAATATTCATCATTTCCATTTCTACGATAAATATTTTTATTAGGTATTAAAGCAGCACCCATTAAAATCTTTTTTTCATCATCTACTTTAGCAAGTTCTAAATGTTTACTTAATGCAACAAAATTAGATTCTATTGCTGGAAATTCTACAATTGATACTGCATCAATTCCACTTAATTTTTCGTTATCGTCTATTATTAATTCTACTATTCGCATTTTATATTTTTTAATTATAATTAATTTAATTATTATTTGTTTTATCCTATTGAAGCTGATTGTATAATGTTTCTGTTCAAACTTTGAGCAGTACTAATATCACCTGCCACTACATATGTTCTTAAAGGTTGTTGGTCTTTTGAATTTATTGTTTGTGCCAATTGATTTGTTGAACTTGCACCAACTACATTAAATGAAGGAGCAGCAGGAGCGACCATACCACCACTACCAACTGAACTTGAACCACCAACAGAACCACCACCTAAAGCAGCTAATCCTTTTGCAGTTGCAGCTATTGAAGAAGCTACTCCAATACTTGCACTAATAGTATTTGCAGTTATTGTTGGTGGTGCTAATATAGGACCTAATAATAATGCTTTAGCATTTGCAGCCATTGTATTAATTATAATCTTAGCAATACCCGCTGCATTTTCGGCTATTAATAATCCTTTTTGTATTCCTTTATTTTTCTCAAATACTCCTTTTAATATATTAATACCGCCACTAACTGCATCTAATTCTGCATTTCTAATTGCTAACTTAGCATCTCTAAGTGCTTCAGCATCTGATTTTAATTTCTTATTAGTTTCAACTTGATTAGTAACTAAAGCATTATCTATTTCTTGTTTTTTAATTGCATATTCATTTTCTGCATCTACTCTTGCTTGTGTTCCTAAATTAGCACTATCTATTTTTAATTGTAGTCTTTCAAGTTCAATAGTTTTTTCTTCTTCTAAATGCAGTCTTTGATTTTCAAGTTTTTTAAGTTCATCAGTTTCTAAACTTTCGTTAAATTTATTTTGCTCAATTTGTAAAGCATTTAAATTTTCTATTTCAGTTTGTCCTAAAGCTATTTTTTCTTTTTGTAATGAAATACTATTAGATATTTGTTCACTTCGTAAACCTTCAATTTGAGCAAGTACTCCTTCTTTATCAGCTAAAGATTTTGTTATAGCTGCTTGATTTTCAATAGTTTTATTTAACGAATAATTAGCTTGTGCTGCTTGAATCTGCAAATTAGCTTTATTAATCATTGCTACTTGTTGCTTTTCTAAAACATCTTTTAATTCATTATTAGCTTTAATTCTATCATTAATTGATAATAAATCATTATCTCTAATTTGTCTTAATTTTTCTGCTTGTCTATCGTATTGTTCAACTAATCTACTTTGTTCTTCAGCAGCTAATATTGCAGAATTTTGTAGTTTAACATTGGCTTCAGATGCTTTAAATGTTTTAACAGCATAATTACCTATTGCTTCAGCAGCATCTACAATAGCTTTTTTACCTCTATCAAAAGTATTATTAACTCCAGTTAAAATATCAATAGATTCTTTACCTGCTTGTTTAACAGAATCCATTGCACCCGCAAAATCTCCTTCAAATACTTTTTTTAATGCACTTCCTAAATATCCTATAGTATCTAAAAATGAATTAAATCTTTCAATTAAATTTTCTTTAATTAAATCACCAAACTTTTGTAAATATTTTGTAGGATTTTCAAATACATCTTTAAATATTTTAATTACAGCAGGAAAATTATCAGCTACAAAACCAATTAAATCATTAAATGCAATAGATAAAGCACCAATAGCTGTATTAAATAAATCAACTACTTTTTGATTCTTACCTAATATCTCTTTAAACATATTAAAGGCTTCCATTACTAAACCAATACCAATTGCTTTAATAGCTAAACCCATTCCTTTAAATCCATCAGACATAGATTTAATTCCTGCTTCAGCACCTTTAGTAGACTTTTGTATGTCTTTTATTTCTTTAGTAGTATCTTCAAATGTATTAGTTAATTTCTTTACATTTTTAGTTATATCATCAATATTACTATGTATCTCTAAATTTACTACCTTATTTTCCATTGTCTTTTTATTTGTTCAATTACTTGACCCCAAGTAGTTATTAATTTATATTTTCCCTTTGCTATTTCTATCACTTCACTTTGTCCATAGTGTTCGTGAAGTGATAATAAATCTAAAATGTTTTTTATCATAATATTCTTAAGTCAGTTAATAATTCAAATGATGCTTCACCTGTTGTTAAATCAGTTGTAAAAGAATTTATAATATATCTTTTATCTCTTATTAGAACTCTATTGTTAAGTTTTAAAGAAGTTAAAATTGATATAGGTAATACAGCACTTACTTTTACTATTCGTGCTTTATAATCAAATATGTTGCCTATGTATTTTGAATAATAAGTTTGATATAAACTATTAGTTACTAATTGATTTGTTAATGTACTCTGTTGCTCAGGAAAATTTAAAGAATAAGTTGTTGTTCCATTATAAATTCAAGAGGTGGATGGCAATTTCTAACGTTTTTTAAAGCACAAAGTAATTCAATGACAGTAAAAGGTTCAGATTATAATTTACTTCCTGATGCAATAGATTATAATGTCTATAGAGGACAAGGTAAAATGTTTAATATAAATGGAAACAAAACTATTAAATGCAATACAGGTTGGGTTAAAGAAAACTATAATGAGTTGATTAATAATTTGCTATTAAGTGAAACTGTATTATTAGATAATAAACCTGTAAAAGTTAAAACACAATCACACACTTATAAAACTGATTTGTTAGATAGAAATATAAACTTTGAAATTGATTTTGAATATTCATTTGACTTAATAAATAATGTTATATGATAGTAGTAGGTTTATACATAAAGAATTTATCTACTTCAGAATTTGATAGAGTAGAATTATTTAGTGATGAAAAAATTAGTGTAACAAGTTCAGTACAAAATATAAATGATATATCTAAAACATTATCAGACTATAGCCAAACATTTACAGTACCTGCTACTAAGAATAACAATAATATTTTTAAACATTGGTATGAAAATTCTATCTATACTCAATTTAGTACTTTAAAAAAAGCAGATGCTTATATTGAATTAGACACAATACCATTTAGAGTAGGTAAGATTCAATTAGAAAGTTGTGATTTAAAAAATGGACAAGCACAAAATTATTCTATAACTTTCATAGGTAACTTAGGAAATTTAAAAGATAAATTTGCAGGTTTATTTTTAAAAGATTTAAGCAGCACAGAATTTGATGAAGCACATAATGGTACAATTGTAAAAGATAAAATATTCTCAACTGCTACAAGTGGCAATGTAATGTATCCTTTAATTTCATCTTTGAACTATTGGGCATATGGAGCAGGATATAATATTAATAATTCTGCTACACCAATTTACTACACAGATCTATTTCCTGCATTACGTTTGAAATCTATTTTAAAAATGATAGAAACGCAATTTGATTTAACATTTACAGGTGACTTTTTAAATGAAGATAGATTTGCTGCTGCTTATTTGTGGTTAAAAAATGCTGAAACATTTTCAATTAAAGGCGTTTCTGATTTAGTAACTTGGGATAGTACTGCAAATGATTATGGATATACTGTAGACTTAGATAACGAAAGTTTTGAATCAATAGAAACTGGTGATATTTACATTAATAAATATGCAACATTAGATATTACTTCAACTGCTACAGGTTTGATTTACTATGTAGAAACATATAGAAATGGAATTAAGATTTTAAGTCAGCAAAGAAGTTCTACAACAACTTCGCAAACTATAACTGTTTCAGGTATTGGTTTTGGTATTCCTAACGATGTTTATACAATTAGAATATTAGCACCTTTAGTAATGGAGTTTACTGCTACATTAAATTTAAGTACTGTATTAATTGATAATACAGTTTTAACAATGAATGTTTTAAAGAATGTATCACAGTTAACAACTGCACCAAATTTAGGTATTAAAAACTATATGCCTGAAATTAAAATAGAAGATTTCTTTAGTGGTATTTTAAAAATGTTCAATCTTACTTGCTTTTCAACTGATGGTGTAAACTACACAATAGACACATTAGAAAACTATTATACTACTGGTGATATTATTGATTTATCAAAATATATAAAATCAGACAGTACAAATTTAGCAAGAGTAAAAGCATATAAAAAAATAAACTTTCTTTATGAGAAATCAGAATCATTAGTTAATGTAGGTTTCCTTTCAAATAATGGTGTTGAATACGGAAATTTATTATATGATACAACAAATGATGGTGAAGAATATACTGTTAAATTACCATTTGAAGATTTAAACTTTAATAACTTAAAAGATAAATTACAAGTAGGTTATGCTTTAAAAACTGATTTACAAAAGTATACACCTAAACCAATAATTTTATATGATTATAATCAAACTGCTTTAACAAGTTTAACAAGTACTAACTTATATTTCTCAACTGCAATATCAGGAAGTGGAACAAGCTACACAAGTTATAAACCATTTGGACAAGAATATAATAATGGAACAACAACTTATTCTTTAAATTTTCCTGAGCAACAGAGTACATTAACAAATCAATTAGTAACTAATAGTTTATATCAAACTTATTATTCAAAATACATAGGCAACATATTTGATTATAAAGCACGAATAGTAAAAGTTAGTGCAATATTACCTATTTCTATTTTAACTTCTTTAAAGCTAAACAATAGAATTCTAATAAGAGATAAAAGATATATTATAAATTCTTTTACAACTGATTTAACAACAGGTGAAGCATCATTTGAATTATTAACTGATTTAAGAATATTATGATAAAACACATTTTAGATTTATTAGCATTGCACGAACATTACGGACAAAGCGAAGTAATAGAAATAGCGAAAGGAAAATACAAATTATTAACTTCTTGGAGACAAGGTTTTGAACAAATAAAAAGGCAATGGAAAATAAAATAGTTACGTTAAAAATAGAAAGCAATTTAGATAACATAACTAAAGATGTTAAAAAATTAAATTCAGGTCTTGAAGATTCTACTAAAGAAATTAAAAAAGTAGAAAAGAATGTTGAAAAAGTAGAAAGTTCCACAAAATCTATGGCTGATGGTTTTAAAGCTACAGGTTTAGCTATTAAAGCAATGGGAATTGGATTATTGATTTCTGCATTTTCTACATTGAAAGATGTGTTTATGAGCAATCAAAAAGTAGCTGATACTTTTTCTGCTGTTATGGGTACAATGACAAATATATTTACACAAGTAGTAAATATTTTAGTTTCTGTAGTTGAAAAGGTTAATAAATCTTCTAATGGTTTTGATAATTTAGGCAAAGTTGTTTCTGGTATGATTACATTATCATTAACTCCTTTGAAATTAGTTTTCTATGGAATTTCATTAGCTATTGATGAAGCTAAACTTGCGTGGGAAGAAAGTTTCTTTGGTGATGGTGACCCTAAAGTAATAAAAAAATTAAGTGAAAGAATTACAGCAACAAAAGATAATATTGTTGAGGTTGGAAAAGCAGCGGTAGATGCAGGAATTAAAGTAGCAACTAATATTGGTGGTGCTATAAAAGAAGTCGGTGCAGTTGTAGAAGGAACTATTGAAGGTGTTTCTAAAATATCTATTCGTGGTGCATACGAACAAGCTAAAGCAAATGTTCAATTACAAAACACAGCAATATTAGCGGCAGCAGAACAAGCCAGGTTAGTTGAACAATATGATAGACAGGCAGAAAAGTTAAGACAAATTAGAGATAATGATTTAATTTCTATTGATGAAAGAATAGCAGCTAATAATAAATTAAGTGGTGTTTTATCATAATATTCTTAAGTCAGTTAATAATTCAAACGATGCTTCGCCTGTTGTTAAATCAGTTGTAAAAGAATTTATAATATATCTTTTATCTCTTATTAGAATCCTATTGTTTAGCTTTAAAGAAGTTAAAATAGATATAGGTAATATTGCACTTACTTTTACTATTCGTGCTTTATAATCAAATATATTACCTATGTACTTTGAATAATAAGTTTCATATAAACTATTAGTTACAACTTCATTCGTTAATGTGCTTTGTTGGTCAGGAAAATTTAATGAATAAGTTGTTGTTCCATTATTATATTCTTGTCCAAATGCTTTATAAGAAGTATGTTGAGTTGAAGTTCCACCTGATGTATTTATATTAAACCAAAAATCAGTACTTGTTAAACTTGTTAATGCTGTTGGGTTGTAATCATATAAAATTATTGGCTTAGGTATGTATTTTTGTAAATCAGTTTTTAAGCAATATCCTACCTGTAATTTATCTTTTAAGTTATTAAAGTTTAAATCTTCAAATGGTAATTTAATAGAATATTCTTCACCATCATTTGTAGTATCATATAATAAATTTCCATATTCAACATTGTTAGCAGAAAGAAAACCTACATTAACTAAAGATTCTGATTTCTCATAAAGAAAGTTTATTTTCTTATAAGATTTCACTCTTGTTAAATTAGTTGCATCTGATTTAATATATTTAGATAAATCAATTATACCACCAGTAGTGTAATAATTTTCTAAAGTATCTATTGTATATGTTATACCGTCAGTTGAAAAGCAAGTGAGGTTAAACATTTTTAAAATACCACCAAAGAAATCTTCTATTTTAATTTCAGGCATATAATTACTTAATTGTAATTTAGTATTTGGTGTAGTTAATATTGGACTATTTACATTAAATGTATATGGTACAATAGAACTACTAATATCTTCATAAACTGCACCTACTTGTATTTGAGCATCATAAGACATACTTTCAAATGAACCTATATAAAATTCAAAATATTCACCTGAAGCAAATCTATTACTTGTAGATTGTATTTGAAATGTTTTTGTTACTGATGCTACAGAAGTAAAAACTTCAGAAGTATAATATAATATACCATTTCTATAAATATAAACAGTATATAGTTTTCCATTTACAGTTGGTGTTATTTTTAAATCAGCATATTTTTCAAAAAAAGAATAAAGTCCATATGTTAATGGTGCTGTAAAATTATTGTTTAACCTTTGTGATGTTAAATTATATTCATATCCTGTTTCTGGAACCTCACCTGTTTCATCAAATAAAATTCTATCTAAATATTCTTTTTGTGAAAAACTATCTCCATTTTTTAAATATAAATAAGCATTTGTAAATCTTGCATCTGTTAAAAATGTACTTGGACTTTCAGTTGTACCTTGTAAATTAATATCAAATTTATCTTCAATCATATTGAAAACTGTTTTTAATCTTATAGCAGGAAATAATTCGTTATATCTTATAGGATATAATGTATCGCTTATATTATTATTCGGGTCTGTTGCACTATCGTAATTCCAATATCTATCAGAAGAAATTAAAGGAAACATTACATCGGCACTTGTTGTAGTTGTAACTACTTTATCTTTTACAATAGTTCCACTATATAAAACATCATAGTCAGTACTATTTAAATCTTTTAAAAATAGTCCTGCAAACTTGTCTTTTAAGTTACCTAAGCTGCCTATAAAAGTAATTGAATAACTTTGTGCTTGTCCGTTTTTTAAATCACAACTTTCTAACTGAATCTTACCTACTCTAAATGGTATTGTAT